CCATATCAATCCTCTAAAGCTACCGCTTCAGCGTGTAGTTCCTTAAACATTGTTTTTAATTTATCAGGGTCAATCGAAAGTTCAGAATTATCAATATATGAATCGACAATCTTAATGGTGTTTTCAGATTTAATAGAATCCTCATCCGCACCTTCTTCGTTGAAATGATACTGGCTATTATCAATCACATCCAATTGGTATATGTCAACAGCATTTAATCTATCAATGAAAGTATCATACTGTAACTGGTTTTCTTTCTCAGGTACAATCACATGAACCACCTTACCATGTAGCGCACCATAATCGAATGAATTAATATCCATATCGTCTGAATAATAAATCTTATGGAACATATGATACGGATTCTCTACAAATTCCAATTTCTTTGTATCCGTATCATACAGGTAGAATCCACGGGTACAACCATAGTCCGACCATGTATATTCAGTGGGCGCACCCAAATACATTATGTTTTGTTGAATTGAAGTTTCGTGGAAGTGACCTGAATAGACCTGTTCAAAGTTCTTAAAGATATTACCATTCAAACCACTATCACATGCACCCGCACCCTTATGCATTTCAAAACCGATAATCTCATAATGACCAAACAACACATCCGCATTACAATTCTGTACAAAATCCTCAAACTGTTTATAGTTTTCTGAGTTAACCCACGGGCATAATGCCAATGGTGTATTATCAATGCGGATTACTTCTGGTTGAATATAGGGAATTATATTCGGATATTCCCCTAAAAACAGTTCAGGGGAATTAACTACATTGGTATTCTTATATGCAACATCGTGATTACCGACGATTAAATGCATTGTAACACCCATATCCCTTAACGTATCAAAGAACATACGTTTGAAGTTATACAGGATTACATGATTTGTATATTTGCGCCGGTCAAACATATCACCCAAGTGAATAATATGGTCAATCTTTTCTTCTGCGAGTTTAGGGAAAAATATATCTTCATAAAACTCTTTCTGATACTCATAAAATGCAGGTGAATCATTACGTACACCAAAATGTGTATCAGTTATCAATGCCACTTTAGCCATTATGTGATTACTCGTTATTGTTTATCTTGTTCAAATTCAATAGATGTATTATGATACACTTCATCCATATCGTGCGGCTGTGTATCATATGCTTCAAGGTCTTGACCAAACTTATGAACATACTTCTGTTTCAATTCAGTTTGACTGCCTTCTTTATTAATTCTACGCACAAACGCCCACCAACAAATTTGTGTGAAGTACGCGAATGGATTACTATACTTAACTGAATCGAAATTATCAAGATACTTGATACAATTTTCAATACCATCTGAAATCATTTCATCACGGAATGTATAGTTGACGAAGTTGCCCTTATACGCTAGATTTGTTGATATATCAAGAATAATTTTACCAATGTTCTCAGGTATGCGAGGGATAGGTTTATTATCCTCCTGTGCTTTCAGCACCGCTTCGCGCCTCTGTTTCATTAGAACTAAGAATTCTTTATTGTCAACATAAGCTACTGGTTCATTCTTTTCACTCATATTATACCTTATTTTTATTATATGTGCTTAATTGCACTTAGTATGACTGAATAGTAGCACAATACCCACCACTCGTCAATTAATTTAAAATAAATGAAAATAATGCTTGACAAGCACTTGACAGATTGATAAGCTGCGCATGTGGCCCCGATGATATTATAGATTTAAATTAATTATGTTTACTTAATCAATTAATTGATGAGTGAACGCAGTGAACGAATACCACGAAGTGGTTATTTAATAGCATCTAATCGTTCTCGAAATATTAATGGATAACCCTATCCACTTCAATGTAGTGGAGTTGGTTATGATAGATGCGTAGAAAATATGGGTCAGGTTGAGATACATTAATTATCTTTGTCACTGGTACATAAAAGAATTCATCAATGGATTCAGGTATCCAATCACGAAACAGCACCTCACCTGTATCCATATCATTAAATACTTCAAAGGGTCTGTATACACATATAAACGTTGGGTTAGGTAATTCAGCCTTAGTTAAAACCCGTGTTATTAATAAACTACCATTATCTAATAGAATCAACTTATCCTGATGCGGCACATCATTACCCGAAGGGCTTTCTTTAGTTGAATCCTCTAACACCGAAGCGTTTGTTTTCTCATCACTCATTAATTCAACTCAATTATTTTATATTCAAATTGTTCCTTCTCATATATAGACAACCTATCTAAAAAGTGTTTATAGGTTGTGTTCCGTTTTTTCTTCCATCCATAATTATCTACAATATCGAAAAGTGTTGCCTTCGCATCTTTACTCGCTTTACGCAATACCCTGCCGATTGACTGTAAATTTTTAATCTTAGATTTATATGGGTGTGCGAATATAACACTATCTAAGTTCTTAATATTTATACCCGTTGAAAAAGTACCATATGAAGCAACAATGATTACATTATTATTATTTTCAGCAATCTCTCGAATTTCTTCACGTTTATCAGTTGGTGTATTACCATGCACGAAAAATACTAACTTATCCTCATCACCCTGATTCATTTCAGATAGTGTTTGATATAATGGTAAACCATGTTTCTCAACGAAATTGAATAACACAAGGGTATTACCTTTCTGTTTTTGCGCCAGATTGCATATGAATTTATTACGCTTACCATCATTGATAATTGTTTTAATCTCATCTGAATATTTCATCTTCGACACAATTTTACAATCTTCATCATTGTGCTTTAAACTGATTGCATTGATTTTTAGTTTTGCAACAACACCAGCATCCATTAATTTCTTAGTTGACACAGTGTTATGTACTTTACCAAATACACCTTGCAGTACCAGTTTGTGTGTTTGAGTATCCTCAACTGTACCTGTTAATCCAATACGATAAGGGCAGTTTTCAAGTTTTTCCATGATACCTTTAATAGAGTCAGCAGTAGCTAAGTGAGCCTCATCAACATAACATACATCAAAACGACTAAACCATTTCTTACCAAGTTTGTATATTGATTGCCATGTGGTGACAATTACAGGCTTATCAGATAACTTTTCCTTACCACTGTAAATCTTATGACAATACTCATCCACATCCCATCCATAACCCTTGAAATCCTTCACCATTTGCTCTACAAGGGATGTTGTAGGTACAACCAGTAGCACTTGCTTACCTTGCTCGACAAGATAGCGCATAGAGCCGTATATGATGAATGATTTACCAGATGAAGTTGGTGAAACAATCAATCTACGTTTCTTATTCAGAATTAAATTAATAGCTGTTTTCTGATAATCATAGGGAGTGAATGGTGGGTTATATGAATTAACATCAAACGCAATTTTAGTCGTATTTGCTTCAAAATTGCGTTTAAAGTCAACTGACATACCAATAGTATATTCACGGGTTTTCGCAAAATATGCTAATTTCTCTAGTAATCCATAATAGAGAGTGTTATCTTTAATTGAGAATAGACGGATTCTCCCATCCCACATACCTGCTTTGTATTTTGGCATGTGTTGATAGTTTTTAGCGTAAAATGAGAAATAGTCACTCAGTTCATATGCAATAGAATCATTACACTCAACCTGTAGGTATACATCATTTACTTTATGTAGGGTTATGTCATCCACTATTAAACACCATTGGTGAACTTTAAGTAATCTATTGCAGATTTGATTAGGTATGTTCTCTGACCTAACGCCTTAACAAATTCACTTATTGCATCCACTTTCATTTTCTGTGTTAATATTCTATTTTCCAGTTCGAATATTTCAGCATCACCATCAATATATCTCTGTACATCTGTTTTTAATATGGTGTGGTCTAATGGTTTAGCCTGATACTCTGCACCAGTTGCCTTACCACTATAATACTGATATTTTTTGAACTTGAGTTTTTTAAGTTCTAATTCCAGTCGTTTCAACTTACCATTTTCTACAGAATGTTTGTTTATATATTTACCCTGTAGATATGGAACGTGTAGCGCATCTTTATCTAACTTAGAAATATCTAATTTAGAATCAGTTTCAATCATTTCTTTCAATTCATCGAACTTCATAATATAATCCTATTTTGTAAATTTACTTATATGTTATCAGGTAGTCTACCTTGAGTGTTAGTGTTTTCGCTCATTCTCACATCTTTACCAATCACTTCAAAATGTGTGTATGCGAAATTAGCAGTACATTGTATGGGTGCTGCATCAGGGTCAGATGTTGTAAATGGAAGTTCAGCTAACATAACTGGATGAAGATTATAGAAACGAATCTCCATCACAGGATTCATATTAGAACTCAGTATATGTAGTGTTCCATCACAGTACCATTTAGTAATATCTTCAGTAGCCATTGCATCCATAATCCATGAATAGATTTCAAGATAGTTAGCCAAATCTTCATCAACTAGAAAGTTGATATTCAGATTATCAAAAATAGGTTTAGTGCCGGGCAAGCCAAAGTCGCGCTTAGGCATTGAGAATATAGGGGAATCTATCTGGATTGATGGTAATATCACATCTTGTGAATAGTATGTAATATTAGGCGCACGTGAAATCTCAAACTTAAAATTGACGTTATTGATTATATTATATGAATTCGGTGTAGCCATTATCATTCCTGTATTTGTTTCTAATATTTATACAGGCAAAAAAAAGCCAGCGGTTAAGCTGGCTTTTGATAACAACACCTTGTCGGGTAAGTTGTTAGTTTACCATTACAGTAAGTTTGTAACTCGAACCTTACGGTAGTAAGCGTTAGAGTCAGCACTTAGGCTTGTGAATGGGTTAGATACCATACCATAACGAGTTTTGAAACCAACTGAAGGTTGGAAACTAGTTTGGTCAGTAGCACGTACTTGCTGTAGTGGCACGTAAGGGCAGTAGAACATACCAGCATCATACTGGTTAGCACCTTTATAACCAACAACATAGAAGTCACCAGTTGCATAAGGGTCTACGTACACTTTGAAGCGACCACGATATGTACCAGCAAAGGTAGCACCAGCAGGGTCAACGTCAAGCTTAGTTGCAAGAGCAGGGTTATAATCAAGAACACCAGCCAGTGCCATTGCAGATGCAACGTCAGCAGAACAGATAATGATGTTACCTTTACCACGACGAGTATCAATCGCAATAGCATTCGCATCACGCTCAATCGCATAGATTAAGCCCTTGAATTTTTCAACAGACCAACGACCATCAGAGTCAGTTGCAAGGTCGAAAGTACCCGGTGTAGTAGCAAATGCTGCACCAGCTTTAGCCACACTGTAAACAGTACGGATAACGTGACGGTTAATTTCAGCAATCAGTTCAGTTGAAAGAATGTTAGTTAATTCTTGGTCAGCATCAAGGCCATGAATCGCTTTAAGGTCTTGTGCTAATTCAATTGAGTAGCTTGCTTTTAATTGACGTGATTCAGCAGTAACACTTGATTTCTCAATTGTGAATGCCATTTCAGCCCATGTATCACCTTGACCAGTACTAGTTGACATACCAGTACCAGTTGTATATGTACCACCAAATGGGTCAGAACCTGCATGAGTACCAGCACCAGAGAAATCAGTATCTGCTTCATCAACACCCGCTTCAGAACCAGCTTGGTCAGTGTAACGTGCGCGTAGAGCAAAAATCAGACCAGTAGGGCCGTTCATTGGTTGTAGACCAGCAATATCATATGCAATCAGTTTTGGAGCCATGCGGCGAACAAGGCTAATCAAAATTGGGTCATAGTTCTGCATACCACCAGCTAAGTTAGTTGGTGTTGCTTCAGCTAAGAAGTTTTCAGTGTTTTCTAAAAGTTGAGCAGTAACTTTCTGCTTGTAGCTACTTTCAATCTTTTCAACTTTATCGTTGCTAATAACACCATCCCACTTTTCAAGTAGAACGTCTAAAGTTTCAGCCATTGTAGTTATCTCCTAATTAAATTTAATCTTTTACTATTTTGTTATTTATATTTATAAAAATATAATTTTATAGAGCGTCTATATACGCACTCATACGATTGCTAGAATCAGAACGGTTATCGTCAGAATCTTTACCATCTTTACCATCTTCATTCAGTGACTCTTTCTTGAAGAATGATTCACGGATAGTTTTAACTTTTGATTCATAAGCATCTTTGCTACTGAAATCAATATCTTCAACAAGTGAAGAAAGTTTTTCTTTCTGTGTATCAGTTAAACCTTCTGAACACTCAACAACAACTTGGCTCTTTTCAAATTTTTCAATTTGTGATTTCAGAGTAGTGATTGTTTCGATTGATTCATTAAGGTCATCAGTAAGTTTTGAAACTTTAGATTCAGTAGATGCAAGTACATCCTGCTTACCTTCTGGCATTTCAATGTATGAAGATTCAAATAAATCTTTTAGGCCACTGATGAAACTTTCAGTGATTTCAGCTTTTAGGCCGGTTTCAACAGCAAGTTTATTATCTTCCATCCACTCAGTAACAACATACTCAAGGTACTTGTTAATGTTTTCTTCCATAGCGTCAGTAGCTTCTGTAATACCAGTAGCAACTTCTTCATCCTTTTTAGCAGATAGTTCTTCTTCAATTGAACGAGTTTTTTCTGACAACACAGCTTCAAGTTTAATTGCAAACTTTTCTTTCTGTTCATCAGTAACTTCAATTCCTTCAAAAAGAACATCAACCTGTTCAGTTAAATTTTTCTTTTCAGCCATTGTAGCCTTCTCCTATAAAAATTAGTAAATATTATTTATATTGATATTTATAAAACTAGATATTGGTAAGGATGTTTTTAAACATATCAGTCAGGAAATCTTCATCGAAATTACCTGTAGCAACAGCTTTATTAACTTTATGTTTTACATCTTCAATTTCACGTTCAACTAAAATACCGTTTTCAAATATCCATTCTTTATTTTCCATTATCCCGTTAACAAATGCTTCAGGTGCTGAAGGGTCAGAAACTGTATCTACAGCAGTAATGAAATACCCGCTTTGCACAACATTTGCACCATTGGATTCTTTTACCGCACCAAGGCCACGTGAGCTAACACCCATCTGTACACCATCGTCAATAAGATTGCGTACTAAGTTACCCATTGGGGTATTAAGAACTTTAGCTTTACCCATCCAGTTGTTGCCATCCTCTCTTAAGGATGTTATGATGTGTGAAGCGCGCTCAGGGTTAACCTGTGGTGTTGGTGGATGGTTTAATTCACCCATAGAACGTTTGGGTGTTACATAAGTTTCAATGTACTTATTAACCGCCTCTGCCATAACCGCTTTAGGATAAACGCGCCCATTACGATTCTTGATGGTATCTTGCATAAAAATACCCTCAAGGAACATTTGCTTATTCCCTGTAGACTTATCAAGTTCTGTTAGAACATGAGTATCCGCAAGGGTTTCTGTAATAAACTGCATATATTGTTTCCTATTTCAATTCAATTCGTTTAAAATCTTTTGCTTTCAGATTATCTTTCTTACCCACAACATCCAAGAAATTATCAATATTTCCCTTAACTATCTTGCCCTTATATCTGAACTCCTGCTCACCGTCATAAATGTCATCAACCACTTGTTTTCCGTTGATATATACCTTAAGCACAACACCGCCATCATATCGGTCGCCACCAATCTCATAGTAGTTACGCCCTTTGGCTTCATTTAATTCATTTAATATACCTTTAAAAGTTTTCATTTATGATAATCCCATTGATTTGCGTTTCTTCATTGCCTTCTTACGCAATCTACTAGATTTGCGCGCGTAACCAGCCCCTTTAGCTTTCTTGGTGCGTACTGATTTCTTAATAGCTTTGCGTTTTTTAATCGCTTCTGTACCACCAATCTTTACACACTTCCTGCCATCATATTTAAATCCTTTGTTACATTTAATTTTGATTCGGCGTTTACCTTTGGATGTAACCTTTATAACGCGTTTACGTTCATTTAAATCGGTTTCTTCATCCATTTCATCGTATGATGCATTATCAAGGTATACATATATTTCATATGTGTGTATGTCATCGTCAAGTGAGTCGAAGTCAATCTCGTCTATGTCATCAGATGTTTCAATTTCTTCGTCATCAGCGCCGCCAACATCTATAGATACTTCAATTTCATAATCAACATTATCGGGAATAGCATCTACAGCTTTCTGAACTTGTTCTTTAGTATCAAATTCACCAGAAACATAACCTTCTTCGTAGTCAATTTCTAATTCACGAGTACCTAAACCCTTCAGAATATCTACAATATCCTGTTCCAAATCTTCACGTAATTCTGAAAATGTAAGCATATTAATCTTCCTGTGTATTAAGCATACCATTAGCAACTTCAGATTTTTTATCATCTATTGCAGTTCTTAATAAGTCAGTTAATTTATCGCCAACTACTGCTTTAAATTCAGCAGGTTTCTTATCAATTGCAAGTTGTGTTAATGATACT